AAGGATATATAAACTTGCTCACGTATATTACTTATTATTATATACCGAAAAGTATACTTAAAAGGTCTGTCTTACCGGTATATGCACTAGCTCCCCTACCTACAGGTTGAATCCTGCCTTTATTTTTATCTACTTGGTATCTATATCCCGTTTCGGCACCATATGTACCGCCCATAGCTGAAGGTGTAGGTGCAGGTATATTTTTATTTAATAGTGTATTCCATCTTACTTGACCTTTCGCATATAATTCAGTACCACGGGTTGCTCCGCGGATACTCTACTTAGGCCTTATTCTACTATCTACTTTATCACCTTGATATCTGTACCCACCCCCAGGTCCATATGTACCACCCATGGCATAATTGGATTCGTTTGGAGCTGGTATCATTTTATTCAAGTACGTGTTCCAATTCACATCGCCTTGACCATAACTTGCTGCTAATTGTTTCGCAATTTTACCATATGGTCTTTTCACTACAATTTGACCTTTAATTGCATCCATTTGATAACGATAACCACCATCTGGTCCATATGTACCACCCATCATAGACTGTGACGGATCTATAGGTTCTATCTGGTCATTCAAATACCAATTCCAATTTACCGCGCCACTGCCATATTCCTCAGCTTGTCCTTCCCACATTTGTTTAGCTTCACTAACAGATTTTGTATCTTGACCCATTACCCATTCTTGTAATCGTTCATATCGTCTTCCACCATCTGGGCCATACGTGCCACCCATCTTGGAGTCTGCGGGGTTTGGTGTTTCAATCTCACCATCCCCTGGAGCATTTTGATTAATATACGGGTTCCAATTAACTTCACCATCAGCATAATCCGTCGTCTGATCTCTCCATCGCTGAATAGCTTCTGTTAAATTAGTAGCTACCTGACCTGCAGGTCTAATTTCCTTATTCAACCGCTTACCGCCTTGTTTCGGTATACCGTCAGCCTGTTTATCCCAGCCACTATGCTGATCTCCTGGAGCCATTTCCTGACCACTAGTAGGTGGCTCCGGTACTCCATCTGAATTGATTATCCAGCCTGTAGCGTCATCTGCACCGGCGGCTTTATTAATACCACGATGCCAGTAATTTATTGCATCCGCTTCTTGATCTTTATATAACTTAGGCAGCTTGGGGTCTGACAGGTATTTGTCTTTACCGCGAGCCATTCCATCACCAGTTGTGTGAAAGTCTATCTTCGAGCTGTCTAGCGGATTCGCATCACCATCTTTACCGGACCAGTATCGTTTCGCTGTTGATTCAACACTCTCCGAATTCTTTTTACTCTCTGTTCTATACTTATCGTGCTCCTGTTCCATCCACCTAGCTGTTGTACCAGTTTGCTCTTTATCATGTATATGTGTAAACAGGTCCTCAAACGATGTCGGCATATATACTTGATACCGTCTGAACATCCATTCAACGTTTCGTCTTTCTGTATCAGTATCAGCGCCATACTTAAACGTCTGACTGCTAATGTTAATTGGTTGACAGCCTTGAAAAAACCACATCTTACGCGGTATAAACCCTCGAGTATTATTATGTGTTGCGGTAGTATATCCACCTTCATCGGAATGAGAATATTGAGTATGGCCAAACTCTACCCCGGCACGTGCCAAGTTAATAACCATCAGATCTGTAACAATTGGTGTTGCAGCTCGAGCAACAGCACCCATATGGCCTCCTAATACAGCCCAAGGTCTTAGCAAGAAATCGACAAATGATATGTTGGTTTCTAAGAAATCAATATTGAGGGAAGAGAACCTCTGCCTATGAGTAATTATAGGACTCTGAATAAACCCTCTAGCATTAGGGATGCCAACGTAATCTGTGTTAATTTGCTCTTGAGGTATCTGCACACCTTGTGCAAATGCACATCCTAACGTTGTCATGAATTTATCGCTATCTGCTAATTTCCGTCTAGCTAAATTAATACCACCGGCTAATTCCGTTTGTGATGCTTCATTAATTGCAGCACGGTCGGTCGCGTACGCGTTACCGGTCGCTCCTGAAAACTTATATAGTGAACCGGCTTTGTTTGGTTCAATACTAGTATTATACTTCTCAAAGAACATTGATGCTTGTTGATCTACAGATACTGCTCGTTGTTCTTGTAATCCAACTATATTCTCTCCCCATGCTGCCATTACTTCGTCACGAACAATATTAGGAACCTTAAAAAAGACCAACCACATATTGTTAAGAGGTATCGAACATTCCCATTTCTCCAATACCTCCATAAAATGATCTCTAACATTAAATGGTGAATCAGATTGAGAAATAAAATTGCTAATTATTGAATTAGCGTTGTAACCGCCTGTAACTCCTTGTACGATATCGTTCAATGAATGAACTTGAGCTCTGTCGCCCCAATCCATTGCTTCACGGTTATTATCTAGATCAGCTCTGCCTGTGTTTTGCTGTATATTACCTTGAGTAAATAGACCGATACCGTAATCGGTATCGAAGTCGTTCATCATCTTGTCCCAGCCTTGGTCAGACTTCAACCGGGCTTGTACACCAGTGGGGTCTAGATATCGAATAGGCATATAAAATATTTATCCGGTAACCTTTCGATTACCGGATAAACTAGTTCGTTATTTGTATAAGTGTAATATTAGCTCGCGATACCACGTGTCCAGTATTGGTATACCAAGTTAACTTACAAGTCAACAACTTCACCGTCACCAGTCAAGTCGTAGCTGAGATTACCGACAGACTGTGGCCAAATGCCATGTAACACATACTGCCTGATTGTATTGTAGTTCTGATCTAATAGATCCATTGTAAGCTTGTTATTGGCAAACAACCGATATGTACCAGTTGAAGTACGGTCATCAAAGATGGCTCTCTGCCAATCTTCCATAATCCGTCTTACGATCTGCTCCATGTCAGAACGGAACGTAACCTGGTAACCGCTCGATCCGGGATAGGAAGCAGCACCTGGTACATTGAATGTTAGTCCCATGAATGGAACCGTCTTATTCGCAACTTCACGAGCTGGCAATTCAGCTGTCTTTAAGTAGAGCAGGTCGTCCTGGGAAAGGATTTCGACACCCTTGTCCTGGATCGACGTAACTCTGAACTGGAAGTTACGCGTGAAGTCACGTGCTTGCGCGACCGAATAGAAGTCTTTAATTGTTTGTGTTACTGGCATAGCTAATAATATTTATGGTTATAGTCTCTTAATAACCTGAAATTTCTGTGAAACTTCCTGATCCAGTTCTGCTTGCGTAGAAGTTGACCAAAATGATTTCAGCTGCTCTTACAGGTTTCATATAAATGTCTACTACTAACTGATTCGCATCAATTGTAGATGGTGTATTGTTACGCTCGTCACAAATAATCAAGTAGTTATACAACCCTTGATTGATTCTAACCGCCTCAAACATTGGAATGAGGTTATTTAGAACCTGTGTCCTTGTTAACATCGTATTAGGCTCGAACACGTAGTACTTCATAATACGACGTACTTGTTTCTCCATGTACAAGAATAATCTACGTACATTGAGCCTATCAAAAGCGCTCGGCTTCTTAAACATCGTCTTTTGACCGAATATAACCATTCCCTCACCTGGGAACCTTGTTACCGGGTTAACATTAACCTTGTATAGTTGGTCACGATGTTTCTGTGACGGTTCGCATGCTAGATCAACAAGACCTCCGAATCGACCTCTCTTAAAGCCGGCTGGTGCATACCATGGGCCAAACGTTGCATCAGAATTTGCCATCGTTGCCGCGGCAGTTCCAGAGAACGGGCACCACATCATTCTATCTGATGTACCTTCGTAACATTTACCCCAGTTACCAAACACTGTCGAGTAACTCGTATTGGCATATCCGTAGATATGTCGTAGCGGCCAGTATACGGCTTGTGTAAATGTTCTGCGCTTATCCATTAACGCTGTATCGTTAACACCGTTAACAAAAATGTGTCGTGGAGCATCAGCGATAAACAAGTGATCTTTTCTGTTGAATTCAGCAAAGTCGTTAAATTTGTTAAACACTGCTCTATAATTATCACGATATGTTTCAACGTAATCTAAAGTTGATCCGCTTGTTAAATCAGCACCATCATGAATCTGGAACCAACCTGTCGGGTCACTAGCTAGTGGATCGCCAAATCCCGTATCAGCTGCTACACTACCGTCTTTGACATATGCTTCATCGTCAAATAAGTCGATTCGCCTCTTTGCATCGACATTAGCAGTTGACTGCTGCCATTGCGTTGTCGCGTAAATCGTACCTAGACCTGCTTCAACTGTAATATCAATGTCAACGTTGTCAACATTGTCAAGCTGCTGCATTATACGGTCCAGCTTATCTGGAATAGCGCCAATGTCTTTCAAGGTCGGGTCAGATGTCTCGTAGTGACCTAATGCTACCAGCGCGTCTACACCGATACCAGTTGGTGTACTAGAACAATTCAACGTACCAATTGGCTTGACTGAGTGACCTGCGTTTGGTGTAGCGTTTCTGACACCTTCAACCAAATCATCGATCCAGCTCTCATGAACACCACCGCTTAGATTTATATTATCTGCATTAGTACATAACTGATGTGTTAAGAAACGAACCTTACGATCTGGAACATTACTGGCTGAAGCAGTCCATGTACCGGTGTTGTAAGAGATGTTCTTGTTAATAAAGATCGACATATACTGAGATGCATCGTCAATATCTCCAATAAAGAATGATGTTGGGTTACCTCCTGCAGAGCTCTGTAGCTTACGGTATGAATCAAACGATCCAATCATTGGCTCTACCAATACATTGTCAAGGCTTAATGTATCATTACTGAACACTGACGTCCTCAGTTTGAACAAGCCTAAAATTGCGGTATCGTCAAAATCGTCGCCAGAAATATCAAATCCAGGAATTTCTTCCAATAATTCAGAGACACTATCATCATTACTTGTTGGTGTACCAGATAATGGGAAGTTCAAACGAGTTGATGGAA